AAAGTCAAGTGAATATCAAGAGATGTTCCCAAATGTTAAAATAAAACCTAAATCAGATAGTAAAAAGAAATGGTACACCTCAGAAGATGGGGGTGTTTATGCAACCTCAGCAGCAGGTCAAGTAACTGGTTTTGGGGCTGGTCAAGTTGATAATGAAGATGAGATTATAGATAGTTTCTTTGTTGGCAAAGATGGGCAGTTATTCGGTGGTGCTTTAATTATTGATGACCCTATTAAACCTGAGGATGCCGATAGTGATAATATTAGAGAGAGAGTAAACCAGCGTTTTGATAGTACTATTCGTAATCGTGTTAATAGTAGAAATACACCTATTATTATCATTATGCAAAGACTACATGAAAAGGATTTATGTGGTTATTTAATTGACCAAGAGCCAAACGAATGGGATGTAATATCTTTACCTTGTTTAAAAGAAGATGGTACTGCCTTATGGGAATTTAAACATACAGTTGAAGAGCTTAATAAAATAAAAGCTAATAATAAGATAGTATTTGAGCGTCAATATCAACAAAGCCCAAAACCATTAGAGGGGTTAATGTTTCCTGAAAATGAGTTAAGATACTATAAACCAAATGATTTATTAAAGTTTGAAACAAGTATAGGTTATGCCGATATAGCTGATGAGGGCGAAGATAATTTATCTGCTCCAATAGGTAGAAATATTGGTAGTGATATTTATATTACTGATGTTACATTTTGCCGTGAAAATACAGGTGTTACTTTGCCATTAGTAGCTGATATGTTAAAACGTAATAATACTACCTTTATCCGTGTAGAATCTAATAGTATGGGGGCTATGTTTAATAGAGAATTAACTAAATTAGTGCCTAATACTAAATGTTTACCAGCTCACTCAAGTACTAATAAATTTACACGTATTTTAATGGATAGTGAATTTATTAAACGTCATTGTGTATTTATACATCCAAGTATGCAAAGTCCACAATATAAAGAGTTTATGAAGGAATTAACAAGCTATTTAAGTAATGGTAAATCTAAACGAGATGATGCACCTGATAGTATGAGTGGATTAGCTATGTTCATACGTGCCATGCTACCAAAATATTATTTGTAGGTTTATAATTTAGTTGTAATTTAGTGCCATGATTAAAAAAGCACTACTATACACACTATCAACTGTAATAGCAACCACTATTTTATGGTTTATATTTGTAGTATTATATAACCTATTAATGTTTACAGTTAAAGTAATTAGTATATGAATAATGATTATGAATGTAGGTATTTATTTGAATTACCTAAACCTGAATTGATAGGGTATTTAGTTGATGAAAACGGAAATTATAACCCTATTATAGAAGATAAATATATTGAGCCTATTAAAATAGAGTTTATTTATTCATCTTAATCCCAAACTGATTTACTAATATATCATTAGCTTGTACGGTTGTTAATATACCACTTGTAACTAAGTTATTTAATGCAAGTGATACACTTTGGAATGTGTCAGCATCTGTTTTCTTATCCGCTTGTAAGTAAGGTAAATGTGAATAATCTAATACTAAACGGTGTGTTTCAGGAACTCCAATAAACTTACCTAAAGCCTGAGTAAATCCATCAGCATAAACTACTACAGTATCGTTGTGAGTTTGTATTAAACCGTTCTTTAAATTCTCATAAGTACTATTTACAAATAAGTTTTGATTAACTCCTAATACGTTTAGAATACTTAAGAAATTAGCATCTATTTGCTCCATTAAAAGCAAATCTTTAGTAGGATAAGACATAGGACTCCAAGTAACAGAACCTGTAGTAATATGGATTTTCTTTTGATTATCTTCTATTCCATTTTCGTTACGATATGTAGCCTCTAATTGTTTCTTTTCATCCTCAGTCATAGGTAAAGCACCCATAGCATCTTTAGATTGACTGCTTAAAACACCAATACCGCCTTTCTCAGTACTAATACAGTTAAGATACTGATAAGCTGCTACTGTATTACTTAATGGGTATTTCATGGCTTTTAAAGGGCTATAACCAATTAAATTATTATCTAAATCACTAATTTTAGACCATAATATTTGTGATGTTTCAAATGCTTTTTTATTACCATTTTCATCGTATTCATAACCGCTAACAATACCATCCAATGTTACTTGGTCGAATAACTTACCAGTTAATTTAGGTTTAATATTAGCAGCACTTACATTAATCAAACTCTGAGGCGTTGTAGTGATTTTACTAGCACTATTTTTATATATGAATTGATTGCCATACACTATCAACTGCCTCAAATATTGATTTAAAAAAGGGTTTTGCCCTTGTAATATGTTTGGATTCTCAAGTAACTTAGCAAACTCAGGAGGTAAAGGCTGTAAATCTTCACTGCCTACTTTCTGATATTTAAACACGCCATTACTAAACATGGCAGCTAGTTTATCAACTGGAGTCCTTAACTGAGGTATAGTATTATACAAGTCATAGGGTACATTTGTATCAATATAAACCTCACCTTTGCTAATTTGGTAGTTTATTCTAGTGTCAAAGTATTGTTTACGTTGGTTCTTTTTATTAAATAGCCCCATGAATCGCTCCAAAAAGTTTTGGTCGTTATAATTTACTTGCATTTTTTACTAATTAAGTTTATATTGATTGCAATAAACGCAAATTTACAAATTATTTTTAAATAAATTTGCATAATGTAAAAATAAGTCTTAAATTTACGCAAAGTTTTTACGATAAATACGTAACACTTATATTAATGGCAAAACAAAAAGTACTTACATCTGAGGAAATAAAGGCTATTAAAGCTAAGAAGTCCGCTATTATTAACAATTCTAAAATCGTTAATAAGTAATGGATATTTTCAAACATTTAAAAGATAATAAAGAAGCGTTAATAGCTGAAAAGAAGTTTAAAATTAAACAAGCTGACTCTATTAGTTATAACGTGCCATTATCAAATACTAAAGGTGAGGCTGTAAAGTCTGATGTAACAGAATCAAATGCAGATATTGAAAGTATTAAAGCTATTGTAGTTATTAACACTACTAATATTTTAGACAGTCACGGAGATTTACACGTTAACGGTATCTGGAAAAAGACGGTAAAAGAACAACAAGGAAGAAACTATTTAGTAGCTGATCATAAACTTGAACTTGATAAGGTAATAGCTAAAAAGGAAGATGTAGAGATGTTTACCGCTGAAATACCATTTAGTTTAATTGGTAAATCTTATGAAGGAAATACAGAGGCTTTGATTTATAAAGTATCAAAGAATAAGATTATCAATCCACTTGTTAAGGAGTGGTTAGATAGTGGTTCTGACATTGAGGCTTCGGTTAGGATGCGTTACATTTCTGTTAAGTTAGCAATGAATAGCACTAAAGAAGATGACAAGGAAGAATTAAAAGTATATACTGATTATATTAGTGAAATAGCTAATAAAGAAGATTTTGATTCAATACCTTACTTCTTTGTTATTTCAGAAGCGGAGAATGTAAAAGAAAGCAGTTTAGTATTATTTGGTAGTAATAATGCAACTGGAACAATTAATAATAAAGAGATAGCCGTTATAGACACTATCAATGTTATAGAGCCGACAGAAGTCACTCAAGAAGAAAAAAAAGCGGTAGAAGTACCAAAGAGAAAATTAAGTGTAATTTAAAAACAAGAAACTATGTTTATTTATAAAACATCAGCCGAATTGGAAACACTGACAACAGAGCAGTTAGACCAATACAAAACAGCAATGAAAGCTCACGAAGCTGAATTGCAAAAAACAGCTATCACAGAAGAAGTGAAAGCTCAATTGACTAAAGGTCAAGAAGATTTGAAAGAGTTTTTAGGAACTGAAATCAAAAATCAAATAGCCGAAATCAAAACTACAGCTAAAACAGAAAAGACAATGCTTGAAACTGTTAAAGAAAATAGAGCTGGTATTGATGCTTCAACAAAAGACAAAGGCAATGGTAAAGAACATGAGTTTGTTATCAAAGCAGATACTTTGAGAGCTTCTGTAGTTGGCAATCCTAATGCTTTGGATTTAGGAATGAATACTTTATTAGCTACTCGTAAACTAACTGTTTATGATTTATTTCCTAAAGTTCCGGTAGGTAAAAATCTTAATGGTGTTATTCGTTATGTTGATTGGGATGCTGCTACAACTGTAAAAGCTGCTGCTGCAATTGCAGAGGGTGGAGCGTTTCCTGAAAGTACTGCAAAATGGGCAACTTACACATTAGCTTTGCAAAAAGTAGGTGTTTCTGTTCCAGTCTCAGAAGAGTTCACTTATGATGATGCTATGTTTGTAGCAGAAGTAGAGAACTTCTTAAAAAATGACGTAGAAGTTAAAATCGATACCGATTTGATTAATGCGAATGGTACTGCTCCTAACATTAAAGGTTTAGTTGCTCAAGCTACTACTTATACGGCTGCTGCTAGTGGTATTACAGATGCAAATATTTACGATTTGATTGTGGATATGAAACGTTCAATTACTGCTACTGGTGGTTCTAAATTCAATCCTGACTTTATATTGATGAACATTTCGGACATTAATAAAATGTTGTTGAAAAAAGACGATAACAAAAGTTATGTAACTCCACCATTTTCACAAGGCGGTAATGGAATTAACGAGTTTATTGTAGCTGGTGTAAGAGTTATTGAATGTAATTCTATTACTGCTAATACTGCAGTGTTGGGTTGTTCAGGTTACGGTAAGATTTACGAAGAGCCAGGATTCTACGTTGCAACTGGATATGATGGTTCAGATTGGAGTAACGATATGATGACAATGAAAGCTAGAAAACGTTTAAATCTTTTGATTAGAACATCTGACCAAGTAGGATTTGCGAAAGTAGCTTCAATTTCAGCAGCATTAACAACTTTAGCTACATAAGATGAAAGAAGTTGAATTTACAGAGGATTTTGCAACTAAACAAAAAGGTGATAAATGGCTTTGTGATTCATCGCTTGCATCACAGTTAGTTCACGTTGATAAAGTAGCGAAATACGTTACTGAAAAAAAGGTAAAAGAAGTTAAAACCGAGAAATAATGCCACAGATAATAACGGTTACAAGTTTTCAACAAGCAAACGAATTAAACATTCCTTTAGCTACTACTAACGTGGTTGCTAATCCAAGTTTGGCAACTCCAAACTCAACGGATGCGTTAACGAATTTGTGTGTTAAGACTGAAAAAACGTTGTTATTAAATGCATTGGGTTTAACGACTTACAATACATTACAATTAGCGTTAGCGGACATTAACAATCCGCTATACGCTTCTTATAAAAAGTTGAAAGAGGGTGAAAATTACGATGGTAAGGTATGGATAGGTTTAGATGATGAGTATAGCTTAATAGCTTACAAGATATTTGAAATATTTGTAACTCAAACTAACGAGCATTTAACTGGGGTTGGGAATACACAAGGGAATCCCGAGAAAGCTAGTTTAATAAGTCCTAGATACAAGATTGCAAACGCTAGTCAAAACTTTATTACACGCTACCAAAAAGGTTATTTAAACGAACCTATCATTTTAGATGATGGATTGTTTATAGATTGGTTCGGTTGGGATAATACAGTTGAAGTTAG